TATCTATTGAAAAAATGAATGGACAATTAATTTTTAAAGGAATTTCTACAAACTTAAAAACAGAAAATATTTTTTATTGTGAAGACAGCGACTCTGTATTTATGTCAACAGACGCTGAATTCAATTCCCCAATAACTGGCAAGCAAGCAAGTTTAATTGGTTGGGTAGAAACTGATGATATAAACAAAGCAAAAGAAATAGAAAAGATTCTTGCTTCATTTAAGAAGTCAAGATTAACGTTGCCTGAAACACAAACAATCGCAAAACAGGCAAACGCACAAGGAGGTAATGAAGTGTCAGAAAACACAGAAACCGCAGTGGTTGAAGAAACCGCAGCAGTAGAAGTAGAAGTTGTTGCAGAAGCAACAATTGAAAAAGCTATTACAGAAGACGTATTAGTAGATGCTTCTGCCGAAATCGTTGAAAAAGCAACAGACATCTCTGATGAGATTGTTGTTGAAAAACCTGATTTTGCAAAAATGTTAGGTGATTTAAAAGGCTTTTTCTCAGAAACTCTAAACAAAGCTTCAGAAGAAAACGCAGCACAAGTTACAACTATTAAAAATGCAGTTGAAATTTTAAGCAAAAGCGTAGAAAGCAAAATTACAGAGTTGGCAGAACAACACTCAGAGCTCAGCAAAACTGTTGAGAACATCAGAAACACGATTGATGGAGTAGAAAAGCGTGTCGATGCAGTAGAATCAGAGACTGCAATTAAAAAGTCCTCAGACCTTGGCGGGTCTAGGGAAGTAAAAGTCCAAAAATCAAAATGGAACGGTTCTTTCCTCGGTTCCGTAAACGAACTAATAAAGTAAGAAATAAGGAGAAATAAAATAATGAGCAATGAAACATTAGAAAAGGCAATCGCAGCTGGTACAACAGCAACAGGTACTTTTGCGTCCACAACTGGTGGTACAGGTACACACGCTGGTTCCGAAAACGGAAACGGTGGTCTACTTAACCCAGAGCAGTCAGCTCGCTTCTTAGACTATATGTTCGATGCAACCGTAATTGGAAAAGTCGCACGTACCGTTCGAATGAGAGCAGACACTGCAGAAATTGACCGCATGTCAGTAGGCGAAAAGCTTATGAAACTTGCAACAGAAGGAGATAACACTGCAGAAAACGCAGCAGTTACTTTCTCAAAGATTTCTTTGACAACAAAGAAATTGCGTCTAGACTGGGAGCTTTCAACTGAGTCTCTAGAAGACAACATTGAGGGTGCAGATCTAGAAGATCATATTGCACGATTGATGGCAACACAAGCAGGAAACGACATTGAGGATGTAATCCTTAATGGTGTCGGCAGCGGATCAGATCCTCTGTACAAGGCATTCCAAGGAGTTGTAGCTAAAGCTAAGGCCAATGGTCGAGTTGTAGCTGGAGCTGGAGCTGGAGTTTCTCGTGAGCTATTTAACAAGGCATTAAAAGCAATGCCACGTAAATACATGCAACGTCGTGGAGACCTTCGCTTCTTGGCAGGTTCAAACCTAATCCAAGATTTCCTATATGCTAACAGCATTGGAACAAACAACACAATCCCACAAGATATCGCATCAAGCGTTATCCGTGGTGCAACACCAGGACTTGGTGGAGCAGCAGGATATGTAGCACCTTTCGCATTTGGTATTCCAATTGTTGAGGTACCACTTCTTCCTGAGACACAAACAGGTTCATATGCAAGCCCATCAGGTTCACACGGAGATATCCACTTGACATTCCCAAATAACGTAGTTATTGGTATCAAGCGTGATGTAACTGTTTACCGATTCTTCTGGCCTCGTAAGGACTCCATTGAGTACACAATGTATACTCGAGTTGGCGTTCAAATCGAACAACCAGATGCTTGGGTAGTTGTAAAAGATGTTAAGGTTGCTTCTTAATTAAGAAATAATCTATTTATCTAAAGAAAAGCCTCCAATTTAATTTGGGGGCTTTTCATTTGAATTTACTAGTGATATAATTAAACGACCTAACCAAAAGGAGAACATATGTCATTCGAGACATTGAAATTATCTGAATTAAAGCAGGCAGCCGAAGACTTCGGCGTAGACGCAAGTGATTTAAAAGGAAAAGCCGACATTATTGCGGCGCTAACAGAAGACGGGGTAACCTGGGAAGTGTATAGTAAAGCAATTAAAGATGTTGAAGAAGCTAAAGAAGAAATTGAAGTATTACCAAGATTTGATTTAAATCAGGAAATAGATCCAAATTCTTTGTTAGTTAAGATGGAAAGAGACAATTACAGATACGATGCTTTAGGATTTACTTTTACAAAAGAACATCCATTCGTTGCAATGTCTGCAGAAGCTGCTCAAGAAATTTTTGATAAGGAGGAAGGTTTTAGATTAGCTACCCCAAGGGAAGTTCAAGACTTCTACAGTTAATTTAACCTTTTAAAATGGCAGAGATTTATGTAAATAGTAGGACTCCAATAAAAAGCAAAATATATTGGGAGTCTGAACTTGTCAGTCCAGACACAGTTACAGTAAAAGTTTACGATGTTACAGAGGATCCTTCTATAGTCCCTGCCATTTCCCCAACTACAATCTTAACAACACTTACGGCCACTAGCGTAGAAACAGATTCTGGATCGTATCAAGTCATATTGCCTTTTAACTATACGGAAAGAAATAGAAGTTTCAAGCTAGTTTGGTCGTATTCAATTTCTGGAACAGAGGGATACCATGCATCATATGTTGATGTAGTCACTCCTTACATAAACATTAATGAACATTTGCAAGATCTAAATTTCGGATCAGACCCTAGCGATCCAAATTATAAAAATTATCAAGAGATTCAATCTGCAGAGAGATATGCTAGAAAAATTATAGAAGGACATACAGGTCAAGAGTTTTATTTATACCAAGACGTAGAAGTAGTATACGGATCAGACTCAGACGTATTAGTATTACCTTATAAAATAAATAAACTAAATAAACTGTATTCTAACGATATCCTTTTAATTGACAATCAATCTGTTCCTGCTGTTAACAACTGGATATTTAATCCAATTATTTCAGAAACTGGTTTTGGAATTAGAATTGATAAAACTAATTCAATAGACAATGCAGTTTATACTGCAAATGGATTTGTGCCACCTAGCGTTAATGATAGCGAAGGTTCTTTATTTGGAAAAAATATTAGATACACAATTCATGGTGAATTTGGATGGGACAGGGTTCCAACAGAAGTTAGCCAAGCTTGTATTGAGTTAATGAAAGATTACTTTTCTAAAGATTCTATCTGGAGAAACAAATACGCAAAAAATGTTCAAGCATTTGATTGGAAATTTGAATATAGCTCTAGCGCATATGCTGGAACTGGAAATGCCTACGCAGACCAGTTACTAAGCTCATATGTTTTAAGTAATATGGTAGTAATTTAATGATAGATTTAATACAGTCCATGTTGCCCATGAACTTGGATATCTATAGACAAACAGATATTCAGGATGATGATACTGGTGCTATAAAAAAAGAATGGTCTTATTATTCAACAATTCCATGCTATGCAAAAAGCATTATAAGTAATTCTTCAACTTCTAGATCTGGAGACACCCAATCCTTTTCTAACAAATACAAAAACGAGCAAAACATTCAAGTTCGTACCGAAAGTAAAATATCTTTAAGGCACAAGGTTTCAAACATTAAAGACAGGGACGGAAAATCAATTTGGACAGAGCAGGACTATCCATCAGAGACACCCACAGTATTTGAAGTTATTGGAAGTAGTCCTATAACAGATCCATTTGGTAGAGTAATTGGTTATAATTCTTCTCTAAAGAGATCGGAGAATCAGCAAATTGGAATCTAACGTAATGCTGCTTCAAGCAGCTTCTGGTCTTGAAAGATTAATGTATAACAAAAGCCCAAAGGGAATTATTCAAGACAGTAATATTGCACAAATTTCTGCTGCCTTATATTATCAAGCAAATGTAATTGCCAAATTAAGCAATAGCAAAAAGTTTAAAAGTACTTTTAAAAAGGTAGTGTTTAATCAAATAGAAAAAGATTTTGGGCAATACATAGATTCACAAGCAAGATCAAAGCCAAAAGCATTTCACCATGTATATGAATGGGGTAAGACTGGAAGCGCAAATGATAGATTGTTTAGTCTAACATCTTTAGATTCTGCAGGAATATCTTTTAAAGTTAATTTTAAATTTGAACCATCAAAAACATTTGTCCCTGGACCAGAAAAACAAAGAAAACACGTATTTCAAAACAAAGCGTCTGTGATGGAGTCAGGAATGGCTCTTAAAATTGCTCCACGCCATTCTGAGAGGTTAGTATTTGAATCCAATGGCGAGACAGTCTTTATGCCCAAAGGGGCTTCAGTGACCGTTAAAAGGCCAGGAGGACCTAGTGTTAAAAATCAATTTACTTTACAATATTCAAGATTTTTTAGCGGGAACCTTGTAAGCTCATCTATTAAAAAATCTGGATTTAAAGATATATTTAATTCAGCTTCAATGAAAGCATTAAAAATACCAGCAACAATTAAAACAGTTCAATATTCATTTTCTCCAAATTCAATTAGAAGCATGGCGGACTCAGCAGTAGAGATGTCATTTGGAGGGTCCTTAATATGACGGCAAATTATAAACTAGATGCAATTCTAGAAATAAGAAAATTTTTATGGTCTAAATTGGTGGCAGCTGAAATATTTGATGATAACGAATATTTTAGCGATAGCATAAACGATAAGATAGTCCCCATTGTTCCAGTCCAACAGGTATCTGAAATGGATCAATTTTTGAGTGGAAAAAAACATATAGTTTATGACAAAATTGGAACCTCATATGAGGAAAATTGGATGGTATGCTGTGAGCAGATACTCTTTACTATTTACTCCCCAGATGTTTCAGAAATCAATGAGATTAGGAATTTTATGATTGATGAATTTAGAAGGGTAGATGAGTCCGCAAGAGACGTAAATAGGTTTGCAAGCCTGTCTAATAAATTCAAATTTTTTAGCATTTTTGTAGCCGATATATCCCCAACAGAGCCATCAGAGGAAATGCAGGGTCTAATGTCTTCAGATGTCATTTTGGAAGTAAAGTATGCCAGAATGGTAGATGGGGTAGGAAGATTTCTATAAGTTGCTTTTGGTTGACTTGTTCCGTATAATTGCCTTAGAGGAAAGAAGCCTAGCCAGCTTGATTAAAAGATTTTAATATGTATATATATATAGGAGGAATAAATTAATGGCACAAAATACAGGTAATGCTAGAAATATTCTTGTTGGTGCATCTCCACTGTTTTTATCAGTAGAAGATTCAACAACATCAGGATATGTAGAAAACATGGTTCCAGGTACCGCTATATCAGGCGCAACTGGACGTAACAAGACAGTTCCAGCATTTAAAAATGGTACATCAGCAACGCCAGGACCATACGTTGCAGGTGAGTCATACACAACAACTCTTAACGGAGTAGATACAGCATCAGGTGCAACAGCAACAACAGGTGCTGCATACCGTAACGTAGGTTACACAAACAACGGTTTGCAAATTACTTACAACCCAACATACGACTCAGTGACTGTAGATCAGTTACTCGACACAGCTAAGCTGTTTAAGTCTGCTATGGAGGTTATGATTGCAACAGAAATGGCCGAAGGAACACTAGAAAACGTTCTAGTAGTTTTCGGACAAGGACAATCAACTCTTACAGAGTCAGGTAAGAAACTTGGACTTGAGGCAGGCGCACTAGGTGCAGCTCCAGTTGAGCGTCAATTAGTTGCAATTGGACAAGCTCCAACAACTGCAGAATCATCAAAAACTGAGCGTGTATATTATGCACGTCGTGTTCTTTCTGTACAACAGTCACAGTTCTCTTTGGCTCGTAACGCAGCATCAACATTTCCAGTAACATTCCGTTTGCTACCATCAGGTGCAGCGGGAGATGCAGGTTCAGAATACGGTACAATCGTAGACCGCACCTGGTTATAATTAATATAAATTAATTAATAGAGGCCCCCCATTATTTGGGGGGCTTTTTATTGCCCTTATGTTTGCTATATGTTATAATAATTTTAACTATCCAAGGAGGATAAATTGGCAACAACAGTATATGATGTAGAAGAAATTGAACTTCAAAATGGAGCAAAGGTCAAGCTAAAGCCATTGACAATTAAAGCATTGCGAAAGTTCATGGCAGAAATTAAAAAGACAGAAACTGCAGCAAATGAAGATGAAACACTTTCAATTTTAATTGCAGCAAGCGGAATTGCAATTGAGTCACAAGTACCAGAATTAGTAGCAGACAGGGATAAATTAGAAGACGCACTAGACATGCCGACAATTAATCGAATTCTTGAAGTTTGCGGAGGAATTAAACTTGACGACCCAAACCTGGAAGCGGCACGAGCTCTAGTTGGTCAGAACTCGATTTAGCCGCTCTCTTAGGGGAAGTTTTTCTTTTAGGTAATTGGAAAAATTACGAAGAACTAGAAGAAAATCTTTCAATGCCAGAAATAATTCAAACCTTTAAATCTATGCACAAAACGGAAGATGAAAAAAGAAAGTTTTTAGCATCTTTGCAAGGAGTTAACTTAAACGAAAGCTCCGTAGAAGAAAGCAATAGTTTTGAGGATATAAAAAGAAAGGCTCTGGGTATACAGGAAAGTGCAGACGACGTAGTCTCACTACAAGGAAGTTATGCTGCTGAAGCAGGCTTTGGAATTGGCGCAGGCTTAGGATACTCAAGGGTGTAAAATAATATAGATGGCTGAAGATCAGATAGTAACCAGAATAGTCGCTACGGCAGACTTTTCAAACCTTATTGTAGACTTGAACAAGGTTTCTTCAGCCTTAACTAATTTACAGACAAAGCTAAACGCAACAAACAAAAACCTCTCAGCGCAAGCGGCGGTAATGAACCGTTCCTTTGCAGAAACAATGAGAAGCACTGGGCAATTTTCTACCCACTTCGTAAACCTTCAATCTGATGTAGAGAAATTTGGATCTCAATTAGATAAAGGTCAAATAAAATTAAGACAATTCTTTCAAGTATATCAAGGACATGTAAAAACAAATAGCGGAATTGTAAGACAGTTAGCTGCTCAACAAGTACAATTACAAAATGCCATATTGCAACCACTAGGAAAAAACTCTGAAGGATTAATGCAATACAATGTTCATATTCCAACAGGATTAGACAAAGTAAAAAACAGAACAGCTTTAGCAAGACAAGAGTTGCAAATTATGAACAGAGTAATTCAAGAAGGAGCAAACTCTTTAATTAACTGGGGTAAGAACACCCAGTGGGCAGGACGTCAGTTAACAGTAGGCTTAACTATACCCCTTGCAGCATTTGGAAAAGCTTCAGCAGATGCATTTAGAACTGCAGATCAAGAATTAACTAGATTAACTAAAGTTTATGGAGGACTAACTGCTAAATCTTCTTTAGAGTTAGCAAAAATAAGAGCAGATGTTTCAGCAACGGCATCAGAGTTGGCAAAAGGATATGGAGCATCATTTAAAGAAACTCTAGGCTTAGCAGCGGACATTGCTGCAACTGGAAAAGAAGGAGACGATCTTTTAGGATCTATTAAAGAAACAACTCGTCTTGCAGTTCTTGGTGAAGTTGATAGACAAGATGCAATGAAAGCTACACTTGCAATTCAGTCAGCTTTTAAACAAAACACAGATGAGTTAGCAGAATCAATTAACTTTTTAAACGCAGTTGAAAACCAGACATCAACAACTCTTGGAGATTTAGTAGAAGCAATTCCTAAAGCGGGACCAGTAATAAAAGGTCTAGGAGGAAGTGTTCAAGATCTTGCTTTGTATTTAACAGCAATGAGAGAAGGCGGAATTAATGCAACAGAAGGAGCAAATGCTCTTAAGTCTGCACTAGCTTCTTTAATTAACCCAACAGATGTAGCTATTGCTAAATTTGCAGATTTTGGAATTAACTTAAAAGCAATTGTAAATGATAATGCTGGAAACGTTACTGCTACGCTTTTGGATTTACAAGCAGGATTAGATAATCTAAATCCTTTACAAAAATCTCAAGCAATTGAGCAGCTGTTTGGAAAATTCCAGTTTGCAAGAATTAGTGCTTTGTTTGAAAACTTAGGAAAACAAGGAAGTCAAACTTTAGAGGTAATGGATTTAATGAAAGCAAGCTCTCAAGATCTAGCTAACATTGCTGGACGAGAATTAGCAATGGTTACAGAATCTGCTTCTGGAAAATACAAGAGAGCTTTAGAATCACTTAAAGCAGAACTTGCTGGCGTAGGAGAACAGTTTTTAACAATTAATACTCACTTAATAAATATTGTTAGTGGAATTTTAAAGTTTATAGATAAACTACCCGCTCCATTAAAATCATTATTGGCTTTCTTTGGAGGACTGACAGCAGTTGCAGGACCTCTGATTATGTTAACTGGTGTACTTGCAAACTTCTTTGGATACATAATAAAAGGAGCTTCTCAGTTTAGAGCGTTATTTAAAGGTGGTGCTGGATGGAAACTTCTTACACCAGACATCCTTGCTGCAAATAAAGCAGGAGCTTTAGTAGAGGCTACCTTCTACAGTGATGCAAAAGCAGCAGACATTCTTCAACAATCTATAACTAGACTTTCTGCCTCTTACAATAAACTTGCAGCAGATGCCAATAGTGCAATTATAGCTACAAATCCAGGCGTATCAACAATGGCAGGAAATTCTGTTATTGCAGCAGGCGGAAGATCAGTAAATCCTAATAGCCCTTACATCGGAGCAATTGGAACAAGAGCTGCAGCACACCACAACCCAGTTTCTGCAATGAACAAAGACCAAAAAAATAGTCAAACAATTCACTCATTTACACCACAACCAATTCCTGTAAATCAAAAAATAGGTGCTGTTCCTCAAATATTTTCAACAGGAAATTTGCCAGAGTACGAAGGATTAACTACATCAAGAGGAGTATCAACTGGAATAGTTGCTGGAGAAGCAGCTAAGTGGCACGCATTAATGGGAACTTTGTCTATGATGTCAAAAAGAGAGGTTGCTGATTTAAAGAAAGAAATTGCTAGAACTGGCACATTTAGCGCAGATATAAATAAAACATTTGGACAGTTGCTTCCAGCAATGACTCAGTTAACAACAAATGCTGCAAGCCAATCAGCAGCAGTAGTAGCTCAATTAAAAGCAGGAAAAATTAATCTTGACGCTGCTCGTGCAAAAATAATTGCTATTAATGCTGAGCTAGAAATGTTAATGTCTCAAACAACTTCTCAGATGGCTGCTAGTATGGGTAAAACTGCAAACTTAACACAAGTTCCTTTGATAAATCAACCAGTTGTCAGCCCCAAAGGTAAAGCCAATATTAAAGAAATTTTTAGAGCAAAGAGACCTTCTGCTCAAATAATTGATAAAATTGCCAGAGCTCTCGGAGTAAGAACTTATGGAGCAGGTTATTCTACTGAAACAACTATTCCTAAAATGAATACTGGCGGAATTGTTCCTGGAACTGGAAACACAGATACTTATCACACTACTCTACCAGCAGGAGCTTTTGTTGTAAACAAACAAGCTACAGCAGAAAATATGGATATTCTTGGGCCAATGATGGGAATGAATAAGGGCGGAGAAGTTCCAGTAGTACTTACTCCTGGAGAAGCAGTAATTGAACCCTACACAGCCCAAAAGAATATAAAAACACTATATGATATAAACGGTCCAGGGGTTGGCGGAAACCAATTAAATTCAGGAGGACAGTTCTTGCCAGCAACAATGCTTTGGCAAGGAAGCAAGATGAATGCTATTCTTGCACACCCAGATCAAGATGGAAGAAGAGCTAGCCTAAACCTTCCACCAGGAGATACAATACCTGGAAAAATGTTTGCAGATGACTTTATGCAAATGCGTAAAAAGGGAATGCACCCAGGAGGGCTTCTGTATCAAATTGGAACAAATTTAGGATACGATAAAAAAAGTTTACAATTTGCCATAAACCCTATGGAAAAAGAAGTAAGAGAGACTTTAATGAAGTCTGGAAACATAACTCCAAAACAATATGATCAAATTGTTTCAGGAATTATTCATAAACATATCAGTAAAGTAAAAAGATTTAGCCCAGCAAAAGGAAGACAAGTTTCTTTCTTAGAAGAAATAATGTCATTAGGATTCCAAAGAAATGAAAAAAATAAAGGTGTTAAAAAAGGCAGTGTTAGAAATGTTGGATTTGACGGACAAAAAGTACCACAACCATTTATTTCAACTGGTGGGGGAATACCTCAATCAATGGCAAGGTCACATTATGAAAAAATGCAGGAGCTTTACCCAGAGTCACAAAGAAAACCATCTCCAGCTTTTGGAGTTGGCAAAACACTAAAATCAGTATTTGGTGCAGAAAGAGGACACGTTGCAGCGGGACTTCCATTTGGTGGAATGAACTTTAATCCTGCCGTAAGAGGAATAAGTCCAAATAATTATTCAATGCCATCACACGGAAGAAAAGCATTTTTAGGAATGCCATTAAAGAAATTAGCACAAGGATGGGCTAACCCAAGATACATAGGTCCTGACCCACGCTCAGAAGCATTGACCAGAAAATGGAAAATGGGATACAACAGGGGTGGCATGGTCGGTGGCTTGCAGGCTTCTCCTAGAGGATATAATGCTGGCGGAATGATTGCACAAATGGCACTTGGAATGGCTGGATCTCAAATGCTTGGAGGCATGGGCCAGAACATAGGTGGTGATGTTGGCGGAATGATGGGAAGCATGGCTGGATTTATGCTTCCAGGAATGCTTATGGGCGGAGCGGGAGCAGCCAGATCAAAGATAGCGCCAGGATCCGATGAAGCATACGAAAAATATGCAGGTAAATTAGATAAAGCGTATAGAGCAAATAATAAATATGCATTGTCTCTAGCAAATTCAGCAGCACAAGGGTCTAAAGTTTCTAGAGTACTTATGGGTCTTGTTGGTGGAATAACTAAAACAAATTTAGTTTTAGGTGTAGGAACAGCAGTAGTATATGGAGCTTATAAAGCATATAAGAAACACGAAGAGGGTCTAAGACTAAATGCTTTATCTTATGGTTTAACTGGAGAGGCAGCTAAAAAAGCTGGATTAAATATAACAGAATACAAGACTTCATTGAAAGATTCTATGTCTATTCTAAAAGATACTATTGAAAGAAATCAAATGCTTTACGACAGCATGAACTCTGCTGGAATTCCAATAAAGATGACTATTGAAGAGTATAGGAAATTAAAAGAAGAAGTTAAAAGCAGCATGGCTGATTCTATTGCAGCAATTAATAAAATGAAAGAATCAGACCTGAAAGATTATGCAGAAAGATTAAAAACCCAAATGATTGCAGGCGGTATGGCAGCAGAAGAAGCTACTAAAAAAATATATGCTGCTTTTGCAATGTCTGAAAAATTTGCTTTGGCAGGATCTAGCACTGTTGGAAATTCTTACTTTAATGATATTAAAGATGCAGCAACCGCAGCCACAGAAGCCTTTAAAGTTTTAAATGAAGTTTTTGGTTCAGAAGATCTTGCAAGTCAAAGAAATGCACTAACAACAGCATTTGCTGCTGCGAATGCAGCAGTAGAAGAATCAATATCAAACAGTAAAGATAAGCTATCTCTGATTCAAGCTGAAAAAATAGTATCTGACAATATATCTAAAAATGTCAGTTTTCGAAAAGGAATTACTTCGGATATATTAAAAGATGCAATAAGCCAAAATAAAGAAGCAGAAAAATTTCTTTCATTACAAGACACAGGTCTTAGCATGTGGCAAAAAATAAGATTGCAAGCTCAAGGATATACAGGAGATTTAAATAAAGGTGCAGCAGCAACAAATGCACTATTTACTTTAAGAGCAATGATTTCAGAAGATGTTGCCAGAGATTCAATTGCTGAGGGTGGAGCTTTATTTGGACTTAATCAGAGTCTCATCGAATTAGAAAAAAGAAAAGCGCAAGCAGCGGCTTCTTCTAAAGGACAAAGCGCAAAAGCTCAAATTGATTCAAGAAAAGCAATTGAAGCTATTGATGAAAAAATTAGAAAAATTAAAGAAGAGGCTGATGCTAGAAGAAAAGCTTTATCTAATCAACAAAAAGATGAAAACTTCTTAACGGCAATAAAGAAAAAGCAACTAGAATACCAAGATGCATTAGCCGCTGGAGATATGTCTAAAGCAGCAATGGCTCAGCTTGACATAAAGTCACTTAATAAAGAAAAACAAACAGACGTTGCAGTGTCTGCTATTGACAGTAAAGAGTCTGCTGATATTAAGGTTCTGGAAGAACAAAAGAAAAGAATAAGTGACTCTAACCAAAAAATTGCTGATAGCGCTTCTCTTGCTGGAAATAATTTAGGAAGATTCGATAAACAAATTGATGAAACAAAATTAACAATGTCTAAATGGCAAACAGCGCTTTCAAATTTCTTTTTATACGATATGGATCCAAAAAATAAATCTAAAGGAACCTCGCTTCCTGGTGCCCAGTTAGTGGATGCTGCTAAAAGTATACCTGGATTTGTTATGCCAAGTCCTACCGATAGAGGAAGAACAAAAACTACAACTGAAATAGCCAGAGAGATATCAGATAAATACGCAGAGTCTCTTAAAGATATTAAAGCTGATAGTGTTTATATTACTGCTGCAAAAATTGTAGAGGATTCAACTAATAGAAAAACAGATACTTCTATTTTAGGAAAAATTAAAACAGGGTTAGGCAAAGCTCTTACTGGATTTGTATTAGGAGGAACAGCCTACGGAAACATGGCATCTGGATCAAAGCCAAAAATGGCAACTGGCGGTTTGGTTAAAATGATGAATTCAGGAGGGCCAGTAATAAATACCGTTCCTAAATACAATAGGGGAGGAATTGTTAATAGTTCAAATAGCTCATCATCTTCTTCGGTAAGAATTGAAACCCTATCAATAAACTATCCAACAGCACCAACCAATGCAAAAGAGTTCTTTGCTCAAGTTGAAGAGATAGCAAGACAAAAAGGAATTAAAGTACTAGCAGGGGGGAGGTCAGTATAATGACAGCAATGGTATTGCCAGTTGGCTCTTTGTTAAAACTTAACTCAACAATAAATTTATCTGAGCATAATAGACAACCCGTATCTTTAAACAAGATAAGAATTGAAAAAACTCAAAGAATGGCAAATGGAACAATGCGTAAATTTTTTGTTTCAGAAAAAGAAAGCATAAATGTTTCCTGGTCCATGCTTCCTTCTCATTCAACAATGACTGTAGACGGAGGTTATGGAGCGGTAGACATAAAGTCTTTCTATGACGGCACCGCAGCAAAAGCTTCTGGTTCTTTATCTGGAAGATCTACTTTTGATCTATCCATAGTGTATGGCGGAACCACAAAAACAATGGAAATGATATTTACCGCATGTTCTTTTGAAATAGTAAAAAGAAACGTAAAAGAAAATTCAACAGATACTCCTCAAGAATTCTGGAACGTATCTCTTACAATGGAACAGGTATAATGATAGATTCAAATAAAACCAGTTTGCTTAATTTATTTAAGCAGCAAAAATCAGTAACTTCAGATGCTGGTTTGGTTATAGAGTACAACATGAATTCCATGATTGATGGAATAACTGTTTCTTCAGCAACGGCAGATTCTTCATATACTTCTCAAATTTCTGATTGGCCTTCAGGAAAACCAAACCCTTATAAAAAATTGTTTCCCGTAGATTCTATAATAAAGCCATTTAGACCGTTAGAGTCAGGTATAAAGTATTATGTTTTTTCATCCGTAGATACGCCAGCGAATAGTTTTTCAAAGTATAGAACAGTTCAATATCCCTCAACTCAGCCAAGAATATATATTCCTGGAGAAAAAACTGAATATAAATATTGGCTGGGAGCAAAAAATACTAACATTGATCTAACTGTAAAGTATAAGCAAGACACGGTTATTGAAGGAAACAAAAATGCTTTATCAAATAAAATTGTAATTAGATTTGAAAAAAATCATTTTCTTCCCACTAACTACTCCTTATTAATTACTAAGTCCGACAACACAACTCAGTCAGTTGGGCCATTTACTACACCGACAGACGGAAATATCGTATTAAACTATAATGGAACTTCTTGGGTAAACACGGCTTTGGTAGAGCCAATAACTTACTCAACTCCAATTTCTATTAAATCAATTAAACTTACTGCAACAAATTCAAATCTTGGAGGAATGATTGGGGTAATTGAATTGTCAGCAAGATGGGTAAAGGACATATCCTCAGATTTAGTTGACTTTGATATTAGCAAAGAATCTTCATCTTCTTCCACGGACGTACTCCCAGTAGGATTTGTTACTGCAAACAGCATGTCGGCAAATATTGCTAAATATAATCAGGTAACATCTCAAATAGTTTCTTATGTTAGAGATTCCGTTGAGTTTGATAGCTCATTGCTGTATCTAGTAAAAAATGCTGAGTTGCGCCCATTCTTTAATGTGTACCATAGCAACGCAACAACCGTTGCTGGTTCTTACGACAAAGTATCCCAAGGGTTCTATTATATTAACGATTTTAATATAGATGAGTATGGAAGTGCAGCAATATTTTCTTTAGATGGCTCTAAGTATTTAATGGAAACCGTATGCCCAGATATTGTGTGTGAATTCTATCCTGTAACTGCAATTATTAGAAGACTTCTAGACTCAATAGGTTTTGCTAGCTACAGATTTAATTTAAATACAACAAGTGAAAAATCAATCCCTCAAGTAAATTATTGGTGGACAGATGATTCAAAAACAGTTTGGGAAGCCATTCAAGAGTTGTGCAGAGATATTCAAATGAATGCATTCTTTGATGAAAATAACATCCTGCAATTTTACAGCAGAGACTATATCTATGACACAGCAAGACCAATATCCTGGACATTTTACAACGAAGCAGATGACACCACTCTTCCAAACATTATTAAATTTAATAAAAAAGATATAGTTGGAGCAAACTACGTAAAAGTTTTGTGGGAAACACAGATGACTTCAGATTATATAGGTACTTCTGGATCTCTTTGGAACGCTCCTACTACACTATTAAGTGCAGGAGGATTATCTCAAGATATTAGCGCTTTGGAAAATACCTACTTGACTATTGATTCTCAAACAACAGACGTATATGCAGAGCAACAATCTTTTTATAATTTTTCTGGGTATGTTCTTATAGATTCAGAAATTATTGAGTATGATGCAATGGAATATGATTGCGTATTTCTAGATGGAAGCACTGGAAAAGTAAACGTAGAGTCCGCAGCAGATATAAATAAATACAGATCTTTGTGTAAAGCTGGTTACTCAGATGTAAATAATCCTTCTTCTAGCGCATACTTCAAACCAAGCGGAAGATACAGAATTAAAAAAAGAGGGGCCCTAGGAACCGTGGCAGCTAAACATGATGCCGCAAACAGTAATCTAGGAAATTGGGAATTAAGAAACGTTACATTTGATCCGTCCCAAAAGTCTACATCAACTGGAACTACTACAAACTGGGATCTATTTTATGACTTAAGGGTTACACAACTTACATCTAGTAGTGTGTCTATTGATTTTGTAGTTCCCACAACAGTGCCAACTTCTTACGTTATAAAAGCTTTGAAGTCAGATGGAGGAACTGTTTTTAGCGAAATTTTTGAAGAGGTAGTCAACATACCTGCTGCAACTGGCAATCCACCATTTACAATATCTAACTTAAGTCTAGGAAGATATATTTTTGAAGTAACCCCAAAGTCTGGATCTTCTTCAGGTAAAGTAATGAGAAGTGGAAAGTTTACTTTATCTAGCATTACGAATGCAGCAACCATTTCTTCAAATCCAGTTTCTGCAACAAAAATATATCCAAGCAAATCTTATTTCAAGATGTCGAATCCAAATACATCAAAAAATCAATACAACATTGCTTATAGAAATTTTGAAGGAATGTCTTTGTCTACATCAACAACAAACTCATCTCTTCCAACATATGGCTTGCCCTCACCTTTATTATCAGAAAAATATTATGCTTTTGGTACAAGTATATTCTTAGACACAGATATTAACACAAAAGGTGTTTCCGCAGGTTTGGGATTTTTTGTAAACCATACAGGAAAAACTGGGTATTATGTTATTTTAGAAACTACGAAATCTGCTGTTTCAAAAGAGACTAAATCAGTTAGAATTATAAAGGCAGACGGGTCTTCAATAAAAACCTTAGCTGATTCACAAAAAACATCTACTACAACTTTTGAGGGAGTATTTGGTGGAACTCAATACAATGTTGACGTTAGAGTAAGAGTTTCTGGTAGCAAGGTTTATATTAATGCATACATTAACGGATTTATTATTACGGCAGTAGACGTAAGCTCTTCCTCTGGAACCACAGTTAATTCAATCCTTCCAACAACTAAAACCGTAGCATTGGCATGCGGGTCTGGCGAGATAGCAGTAGACTACGTATACGGCACAGACATAGATGTAAGCCAGTACGAAACTTCTTATAACAATAGAAACTTATACGCTGGCCAATATTCAGATGATTTGCTTGACATGAGTTTTGGAGATTTAATTTATAATACTGGAAACTCCGATCCAGTTCTTAAAAACCAGACGGTAGATGATTTTGGAACAGTTGTGAGAGAGATATATTATGTAAAGACTAAATTAAACTCTAGACCAGCATTCCCAATTAAATGGTCTACTGGTAGCAACCAAGCAGTTAGCCTGATTGGTAAAAAGATTTCTAATTTTGAAGCAGAAGCTTATGTGCTAAACAATACTTCTTCAACTGTTCCTTTAAGCGATGGCGCACTGGCCTCCTTATACGTAATAGGAAATGATTTATACCCTTCTGGAACTATGGAGTACTCCACAGATACCAGCAGTGAGTATGCAAACAAGGAGCCCGTAATATTTGAATCTAGGTGGCTTCAGTCAGAATATGATGTAAAAAATCTTGCTGAATTTATTAAAACAAAGGCAATAAACAAAGGAAAAATTATAGAAATAGAGACCTTTGGAAATCCAATGCTTTCTGTGGGAGACATAGTTTCAGTTAAATATGCATATCAAAATCTTCAGGAAACTCAAAAAATGATTATTACTAACGTAAGCCAATCTTTTCTAGAAGGGATTTCTACCTCGATTACTTGCAGAACTCTGTAATTATCTAAATGGTATAATATTAAAATGACAATAGGATCACAAGATATAGTAAATAAAAAAACTATAAAAAGAATACCGTCTAAGAATATAGCCAAGACGTCAAAAGTTGTGCTTAAAACTACAGACCCAGACCTATTGTGGCTAAGACCAGATGAAGCCATTCTTAAAAATGATTCTGGATACATTTATTCTAAGCAAGTATCTCGTCCTTATCCTGGAGACGGATCTGGTGGAGATAATCCACCTGGAGATAACGAAGACAAAGACCCAGAGGGATCGACAGACACCGTAGATTTATCAGACATAGAGTCAATAACCTTTGAAGAGTATTATGATGCTGCAGCTAAGACTACTAAATATAATGCATTAATTAAAATTAAAAATACGAGTCAATATGCATCAACTACAGTTGGTGTTGACGCAAGAATATATAACGCAGCAACCGCATCGTATGCAGCAGCAGTTTCATCTTCTGAAGCAAACCCTTCAAACTCAAGTAATTTTATTACACCAACACCATCTGTTCCGTCTGTAATATTTGATAGAACTGGTTCTACAGGATTATCTTGGGGGTGGAATGATTCAAGTGGTCTTGGTTCATATGATTCAATATCTTACGAATGGATTATAAAAACTTTAAAAAATGGCGGGACAACTGTAAGTTCAGGATCAAAAGCATACCCTTCCTCTTCATCTTACGGCATAGGAGATAGTGGAAAGAATAGACAATATAAAGTTAGCTCATCTGGAGGAGATACACCAGCTTCTTCTTCAGCAAGATGGCTATCGGTAAGGGCTGTAGTAACTGGAACTAATAATAAAAAATATTATTCAGGTTATTCTACACCAATCTAAAGGAGAGTAATGATAAAAGGAACTTATGTATTTTATGAAAACAATAAAGAGATCGCAAGATCTTCTAATATAATTACCAAATTTGGAAAAAGGTATTTTTCTAAACTTATGGCTGGAAATGTGCCGTCTGCCACAAAGGACTTAGCGGTAGGGATTCATGATTCAAAAACAATATCAGGAATTGCTTCTACAGGATCCGTTGTCACCTTTACAACTACTTATGAGCATGGGTTATTTGAAGGAAACAAGGTTAGCATATCTAATGTGTCTCCAACAGAGTATAACTTTTTAAATGCAACAATAAGCTCTGTTCCTTCAACTACTACCTTTACAATTTTAGATTCAACAAATTCAGCCTATGTTTCTGGAGGAAACGTTTCTTCCGAGGTGGACACAAGATTAGGGTTTGAGATATACAGAACGCCAGTAAACTTAGGCAGCACAGATATTCAAATGGAAAACGGATTGCCTGTATATAATATAGTTTACAAAGCAACACTTCCTCAAGATTTAGCTGGAGTAATTTCAGAAATAGGAATTTACCCATCAACAAGATCTTCTGCAAATAGTTTTGATAGCAAGTTTATTGCGGATTTTGATAATTACCTAGACTGGACAGACTCAGATGGTTACAACCCAGAAACATCAGAAACTGGTGCAAGAGTTGGAACTAATGTTTTGGTTATGCCTTCCAACGGCACTAGCTCAAAAGAATACACAACAAACACTTCTTTTGATTTAGAGGGATATAGCAACAACGATTCTATTACTTGCGCTTACTATAAGGGAGATAATAACCTAAGTAAGATTACAGTTAAATTTTACACATCTACTGGCAATTATTATTTTGTTGATTTGCCGTCAATTTCTGGAACTGGAAAAAAGATATCACAAGAAGTTTTGCTTTCTAGCTTATTTGGTAACGTAGTGGGTTCTCCAAATAAATCAGAAATTACAAAAATCGGAATCGTAATCACCCCAGTTTCTGGACAATCAACTTTAGTGGGCCTAGATGCAGTTAGAATTAATGATGAAGATACATTTGATCCGATATATGGTTTGGTAAGTAGGTCCATATTAAACTCACCATATTTAACAAAAACAGCTGGAAGGCAAATTGACGTAGAGTATAGACTGGAAGTAACATTCTAAATGTCAGCCTATCAAGATTTATTAAAGGATAGCTCTAAGGTAGATCCTGGAGATAAGAATTACTTTATTGTAACAATTACTGACCTTGACGTAAACAATACATATCCTTTACAATTTAGATGGAAAAGAGAAGGCGGAGCATTTTCCGTATGGTCTGCTGCAAAAATAATAACAACTCCAGGAGAATCAGTTCCAGGTGAGCCATCTCTTCCAACTGGTAGCGTTACGGGAGAACCTGGATTAATTAGAGTAACCTGGAACGGCACAGATGCTGCTGGAAAAACTATATCCAATATAGATAGAGTAGATATTTATGTTGACGGCGGTATTTTTGATGGAACTAAACCAACCTCAAGTTTTAAATCAGCTGGAACACAAACAATTGCCGCACCTTCTGGAGAGTACTTTGTAACTCTTTATTCTGTTACTTCTTATGGTAAAAAGTCTGCAGTAAGTAGCGCAAGATCAGTAGTTGTTCCAGGAATTGGAACAACAATACTTAATCCTCAAGACCCATCTGCTCCAACAATAGAAGCAGGACTTGCATCAATTATTGTTTCTTGGAATGGAAAGAAATCAGACGGGATTAGTGATTTTCCTACAGGAACTTTTGCAAGCGCCAAAGTTTACATAGGAACGTCAGCTGATTTTGTGCCAAGTGATAATAATTGGGTTCATTCATTAAACTTTGCAAACGGAACTAATCAGGTAGCAATAGGAGTTGGAACTGTAATTGATAAAAATGCTCAAACAAAATTGCAATATGGCGTTCCATATTATGTTAAAATTAAAACTGTAAATGCAGCAGTGCCACCAGTTGAGACAACAACGGCAGTAGTTTCTAGTCCAACAAATATCACAGTAGAAAAATTGCCAGCAAGTGAAATTAAAACAGGATTCTTAGAAGCAGATGCGTACATTAAAGCTGGCGCAAGCGGTGGAGCAAGAGTTGAAATAGGAGGATCCACTACACCATTAGTTATTTATGGAACAAACGGAACTACAAAACTTCTTGAGTTTATTGGAGGGTCTACTGGAACATTAGCAATTAATGGATCTGGAACATTTACTGGTAGCCTATCGATAGGATCAGGAAACACCGTATTTAAAGCAGACCCTGACAGCCTAACAACTCCTGGAATTTGGCTAGGAAATGCAGATTATTTAAGTGCTCCATTCCGTGTTTCAAAAACTGGTTCATTAACAGCATCAGCTGGATACATTGGTGGATGGAAATTATTAGACAATTCATTGCAAAATGATGCAGGAACTCTTAAAATTAATAGCGGCTCAGACCCAGCAATTTATTTAGGACCTGCTTCTGGTCAGCATATAAGACTAACTCCAGACTCAATAGCACATTATAATGGAAGTGGCACAACAGGAAAGTTTACGCTAACTGCTTCAAATGGAAACGTATCAATGCTAGGAAATCTTACTGCAGGATCTACAATTACTGGTGCTGTAATTACTTCAGTTGGTGCAAACCCAAATAGTTTTACTGGAACTTTAACAATTGATTCTGGTACTATAACTCAAACAAATCAATTATATTTCAACACACCATTTATATATGCAAATACATCACAAGTTTATTTACAATCTGGAAATGGATATTTTGCA